ATGATTTACTGGCAAAGATGTCAGTCTGAAATTGCAAAAGCATTAGGCATGCAAATATCAGACATAAATAACGAAAAGTTATATATAGCAGCTTGCAACGGTGATTGGAATGCGTATCAAGGTCTGGTAACAGGTGCTGCTTTACAATGGGATAATACAAATTTAAATATAAACATAGGATTATCCAGTGATACAAACGGTGTTGTTAGGATTAATTTTATGATTTATCGTAAATTAAATTAATCTATATCATATACTATGGAGGTATATACACATGTTGAGTACACTGTAGGAAAATATATTGTTATATCACCATTTGTGTCAATTTTAACAGCACCAATATTATTAAAATTAACATCATCATCGGTATAGCAAGCCGATCCGCATTTTATTTTAGGTCTAAAACCTTCTGGAACAAAAAAACAAGTTGTAATCCCAACACTAGGAGAATTGCAATGGAAATATCCATTTATATATACTTTTCCATTATGTTTATAACTGTTTCCGGTGAATGCATATTTTGAATCTATGCTAGTAATTGTAAATTCTATTCTGTTATTTAAGTCAGAATTTAGCTGCGTAATAGCATCCTGTGCATTCGTCATGTCAGTCTGATTTGCTGGCGTATAACCAAGGGCTGTCGTTACATTACCTTTGGTTAATTCTCCACGGATTGTAGCACTGCTTTTATTCTCCACATTGCCTAATCCAACTTGGCTTTTAGTAACTCCGTGAGGATTACTTTTATTCGCAAGATGATTAATCAGAGTTGTAATTGCAAGTTTAATCTTTGCAAATGCAATAGATATTTTCTCGCCACTTGATAAAGTCACAAGAGTTGTTGTATCTGAATATGTCGGTGTCTGATCATTTGTCGCTACGTTCGGAACGTTCCCTAAGCCTACTTGCGACTTAGTAACACTATGAGGGTTGCTCTTGTTTCCTGTATGCGTATTTAACGCTGTCTGCATAGTTTCAAATGTAACGTACCCTTCTGGATCAACCGTTGCTGTCATTTTTACATCATTATTAAGCTTGATGTAAAAATTATGTACTAACGACCATGACGGCATAGCCGATTCTGCCGGAACTTCTTTCCCTGTTGTACTTTGAGAAATCGCAAACAACACTTCACTTCCGGTTGATCCTTTTGCATAAATTCCAAGCTGTGTCATGCTGTATCCGGCAGATAAACCAGCGTTTGAAAACAATACTCCTATCTTGATTGTTTCGTTTGTTTTTGTCACGCCCTGTACTGTTCCAGACTGCTTAATTGATGATACCGCCGTCTGACTTTTCAAAGCACTAACGTCAACTTTACCAGCACCAGACTTGATCGCTGTTACTGTTATTGTTCCTCCGCTTAAGGCATTCTTTAATAATTCAATACCTGCATTTGTAATTACTGTATTTTCCCACATGATTTTATACCTCACTAACGATCGAAGAAGAATATTCACAAGATCCTGAAACAATCGCATAATTCAATGCCGTCTCTGATTCTATAACGTATGAAACACGAATATCGCACAATAAATGTGCTGGTTTCAATTCGTCAATTCTTCTTACTACTTCATCATAATTATTTACTTCGCCATAAAGATTGACTTGAAATGTATTTTTTGCTGTATTTTCTATGAGCTTTGTTTCTACACCGCTCAAAGCTTCTATGATCTTTTCAAACCTTTTAGGATTCAAAGGCCTTTTTATCCTCATTTGCAAAATCTGTGTTCTTCTCTGCTCAATCGTCTGATCTGGAAGCGGCGTTATTCCGTATTCTTTTTCCCAAATAGGGAGCCCCCATGTAGCACGATCAACAAATATCTGATCAAATATATCTTTACATATTGTTTTTACGTCATCTATCTCAAGTCCGATCACTTGGAACAGCCAAAGTCCGATTCTTGATTTCCCATAAATCGGCGATACATAGTCAATCATTTGTTTTGCACTTTCACTCGTCAGGATTTGCTCCATAAGGTCTGTTTTATACCACATAGTATTATCCCTCCGTTATTGTTACTGTTCCTAAAACCGGCATTTGTCCAGATTCAAGGTCTACATTTTTTGACACTCCATTGATTTGTACACTGTCATAATCATAGATACCTGATACAGCTCCAAGGATACTGTTGATCGCTGATATTCTAACCGCACTATCATTCGATGAAACATTTAACAAATATGACTGAAGTGCAGCTTTCAAATCATTCTGCACATCGCCAATTTCTGCTTCTCTCAAATAAACCACAGCTGATATGTTAACTACTACTGTTTCAGGAGCCGTTATCTCTAATACAGCATTGGGCGGTGCTAAACGATCTGATTCACTATCTGGACGCATAATATAATTATATACAGCATCTTGAATCTGCTTCGATGCTGGTACTCCGTTCTGATCCATTAAGATGATCTTGATTATTCCAGAGTCATCTTTTGCTGGTATCACAGTAACTGCACCAACACCGGGAACTGACAATGCCCATCGTTTATAGTCTGCAACATTTCCAACATAGGAAATGTCATGGCTTCGATCATACTCAACAATTCGTTCTCTTAAAGTATCATCGTCCTCTTCATCCAAACCGCCTGTAACAGCTTCCTCATTTGTAACAGAGATTATTTCATCGAGCAGTTCTCCTGTCTCATCTCCAGTATGTAATACGATCGTATTTACTCCAACATTGCTTGCAGATCCTCCTTCTGCTGCCTCAATTGGAATCTTTGCATTTCCAAGAGAATCGACCGTAACTTCCTCTGTTGTTACAAAATCTATCGTATTTCCTTCGTCATCTGCTTCTGTAGAAAAACCATATCCTAAAGGAATAACAAGACCGGCTTTTGCTGTAACAGTCACATATCCTGTTGCATTTACCGATTCTCTTCGTACAAGACCTCTTCCATCAGCGTGGTAATCCAATAGGTAAGATTCTTCACAGGTTACCGGCGAAAGACTTTTCAATACTTCCACAAGCACATATTCTTTTAGCTCTGCTATCTCAATCGCTGTCGGACGTGTAAAATCCCAAGGAAAACCGCCTTCGGATTTATCAATATCTTCTGGAAGATTGCTAAGCATCTTTTCATGGATTTCCTCTTCACTCGAATTATTCAAGAAATCTGGCAATTCTAGTTCTTCTGCTTCCAATGCCATTTTTAGACCACCTCACTTTCAAATTGTGTCTGTATTTCTATATCTCCATCAATACCCTGCACCTGTACTGTTACAAGACAATGTTCTGCTTCCCATTGAAACATAATATTCCCAACGTACAAAGTTCTTTCGGACGGATCAGCCATCAATGCTTCTTCGATTTCTCTTTGTAAAATGCTTTCTGCCTCTTCACGGCTATCCGCTTGCAAGGCACTTTCATAGTCAATCCCAATGTCGGTGGAATATCCTTCATGAGCGTATCTTTGTGTCATGATCGTTTTGTAACACCATTGCACCCACGCCTCGAACCCGGATGCCTCTTTTAATTTTCCATCGTGAAGCGTAACAAAGTCTCCAGTATCAAAATCAAAAAAGATGCTGGGTTTATAACCTGCATCTTCCTCTTCTTCTGTATTTTCTTCCTCAGTTCCTTCATTCTCTTCATCTTCAAAATATTCTTCTTCATTTTCATATTCCTCTGGGAAAAGATTATCCGGCATCTTCTTCATCTCCTTCCACTTTACCGATCACAACGATTTCCTCTGCATCTGTCCAGATCAGTAATACTCGATCGCCATCACTTACTTTCGCATTAGACAACATTAAAAAATCGTCATCCGGTTCTGCACTTTCTGGATAAGAGTCAGGAAGAATCCCTCCGTCTTTCATAGTTCCAAGTTCTGCAACAACATCCGCTGCACTTTGGTTTCCTTTAGAAATCTGTTCGATCGCACGAATAAAATTTTTTCTTCCATTTCTCTGCATAGAACTCTCCTTTAGTAAAAAACAACGTCCATCGTACCAGCCACACAGTCATGTGTAATACTTTTTACTGTTTTATTTCCTTTCAGTCCAGCGGTACCACATCCAACATAAACGGTGTCTCCACGTTTTATCTTCGGATTACTGATCGCCGTTACTATATATTCATACTTGACCTTTGCACTGCTCTTCAATTTCTTTTGTGCTTGTTTCTTTATTTTTGAAAGTTTCTCCTTCTTGTCTTTATCCATGACTTCTTGGATCGTACCAAACTTCGATGTATTCTTAGATACTGATGCAAGTTTAGGGATTGACTTTTTCTTAGCTTCTCCGTAGATCTTTATCTTTGTAACGATATCATCCATTGTCTCTTTTACCTCTATGGAGATTACATTCTTTCCTTCCTCAATCTTATAAATCGTTGTATTAGTATTGGCATACTTGACAATCACTGTAGTTCCTTCAATCGTAAAAATATATCGGCTGGAAAGTTTACTTTTCGCTTTGTTCAGCACATATACTATCATATCTCCAATGTTCTTTTGCACTGGTTTGATCCTTTTGTTTTTGATTGATCCGTAACTGTATTTCAGTTTCAACTTCCATGCAGTACAGATTCTTTTTACAATTTCCTTTGTGCTGAGACCTTTTTTATAATAAAAATAATCTTGGGATTTCATCATATAAATCAAGTAATCATAGGCTGTAAATGTTACCTTTTTTTCTGTATCGGTAACCCTGTCTCGATCCCAGATCACGCCTCGAAATACTTCAAAATCTCCATGTCCAGCATTCGAATATATGTATAATCGATCTGATGGCTGAATCAATGTCGCAAGTGTTACACCATTTTTCGCAGCGTTCATTACTGTTAAGCTGACTTCCTTTGCCAGCGAATCAGGATCATCAGATATTGTCAAGTCCAGTATAACTTTCAGCTTGTATAGATCATATTCTTGCCCCGATGTTGTCTTTACAACCGCTTTATACAGTGGATTTCCTAAACTCGGCATATCTTCCTATCCTCCTATCATTTTTAACAGTGTTTTATAATCAGCGACACCGGTTACTGTCAATTTATGCTTTCGTTGGTAAGTTTTTATTGCTGATACTGTCTTAGATCCACAAGTACCATCCTGTTTGACTCCTACCATTTTTTGCACAAATTTTACGACCTGTCCTTTTCTTCCGGTTCGGATCTTGATCTTTTTCATGGCTGATTTCATCGAAGATGTCAGCTTTTTATCAACTTTCAGCTTCGAGTAGCCATCTTTATTCATTGCTTTCTTTAATTCCTCAACCTTGGAATTAGAAACTGATTTACTGCTTGGAACAGGAATCACAAGCACCTGTCCTTTATAGATCGTATATTTGCTGATCTTTTTCTTTGGATGTTTCTTACGTTCCTTTTTATTCCTAGAATCAATCAGTTTCTTATTTGCATTATAAATAACCTTGTATTTTTTACTGGACCCAAGATATTTTTTTGCAAGTTTCCGTAATGTTTGTCCTTTCTTTACTTTGACCTTTTTCTTTGTGGTTTTGGTACTTCTTTTCGTTGAGGAAACACTTATTTTTTCGTAGTCGATAAATCTTACCGTGTAGTAATAATCATTCAGGCTTTTGACCGTAGAATCGTATTCTGAAACACGCATATCAACATTGATCTTCGTTCCTGTAATACAGACATTTACCACTTTCCCATACTTAGCCCAGTATTTCATCAGTGCATCTAAGGTTGCTGGATCAGTCCACTTACGAACAAATTTCATGCCTTTTCTTGCTTCTCCGGGAAAAAAACATTCCCAGCTTAGTTCTGAAAGATTTTTACCATTCGGAACACTGACCTGACCTAATTTATAGATATCATATTCTGCAAACTTACCTTCGATTGATGATTCAATTTCTTCAGGAATGATCGGAATTTGTATCTTCTGATCATTCCCTTTTGAATTTTTTCCAGTAATATATATGTCCATTTACATTACCTCCGCTGTTCTGTTACTTGCCGTTGATCCGATTGCATCTGCGATCGCCTGCATAATAGCATCTGCGATCTCTCCTTTAGAGTTTTTGATAGCATCAACTATGCCGTCATTTCCAGATGCATTGACGCTGATCGTAATACCACCAACATTGATCACTGGCTGACTGCTACCAGACGAAGCTTTTCCAGATCCGGATGATCCTCCAACAAGTCCACCTTTGGCATGCTTTGTAACGCCTAAAATCTGTCCTGCTTGATTCCAGAGAGATAATGCACGGCTTCTATGTCTAGAAAGTGGAATGACCATTTCGTTTCCTTCTTCTCCTAATTCAGAAACGATATGACCTCTGACCAGACTACCCTTCGCATTATGAAAGAACTTTCCATTTTTCGGTAAGGCTGTCTGTACTTTCGGTGCGGATGATGTCTTTTTGCTTGTTTTCTTTTTACCAGATTTTGAAGAACCGCTATTACTTAGATAACTTCCACTAGTAATACTTTTGATCGCACTTGCTTGTGCAGCGGTTGTACTTGCTGCGGATGCAATCGTTGAGGCTGCGGATGCTAAAGCACCTGCAAGTGATAATGCGGAACTTCCAGCACTTTGTAAGTTGCCACCAGCTGTAAGAGACATTGAACCCATGCTTCCAAGCATTCCGGTAGTACTTGCAGACATACCACCTAAGCCAGTAACTTTATTACCAGCAGCGTCAGTTGCCCCAGAAAAGACTTTTGTACTCTTAGAACCAACGTTTGTCTGTTTTGTATTCTTTTTGTTCTCCTCATACGCTTTCTGTACTGAACTCGCCAGCTCTTTATATTTCGCCTCTTTTGGATTAACACTACTAATACTTTCTTTGCTATATTTCCAATAATCTTGACCTTTTGCTGTCATAGAATTGCTGTTTTTTAGTGCTTTTTTTCTTTTTGATACGAAATTTCTAAGTGCATCTCCAGCTTTATTCCCTTTAAAAATCGCACCAAGTCCACCAATTCCAGCTCCAATTAATGCGCCTGGAACAGCTCCGATACCACCAAATCCGGCTCCAATAGCTGCACCAGCGGCTGCACCGCCGCCAACCATTCCAAGTTTCGTACCACCTCTATAGGCTTCCTTCTTCTTCGTGGCTGAATCTTTTGAGGTCACTGCGTTATAAATATTACCAGCTGCACTTCCTATTCCAGCAATCCCTAAAGCTCCACCTAATAAAGATGCACCTCCAACGGCTGCTGCTCCACCAGCGGTCGCTGCACCTGATCCAAGTTTTACGCCTAGATTTCCAAGCCATGCTTTCCATCCAGTGGCAGCTACGGTTTCTCCATTTTTCAGCGTGACACCAGAACCGCCTAAACCAAACAAGCCACCCGGTGTCCTTGTCGGTCCAGATGGTGTTTTCGGTTCAGTTTGTTGCATTTTTCGCTTTACGCTTTCTGGTAACCAGATTTCTTTATTACCTGTTGGATTTGTTCCCGGTATTGTAGAATTTCCGTTTCCAATTCCTCCGTTCACATTTACAACTGCCGCGGACACATTGATTGTTCCAATAGAATCTCCCAAAGGATTTGTTTTTCCTCCACCTCCAGAACCGCCAATGATCAGATCGTATAGACTTTTTCCACCTTTAAACAGCTTTAGCCCTCCAGATAATCCAAGAAATCCAGCTAAATAATCTTCGATACCAGCTTTATCTCCGCCTGGTAACAGATCCTTAAGAGATTCCTTGAACCAGTTTCCACCAGCTTTTGCAATATCTTTTCCAATCCCAGTAATCTTTTTAACGATCGTCGGTCTTCCTTTAGAATCCCACCACTTAGAAAACGGATTTACAATCAGTTCATCCCAAGCAATACTAATCTTGCCACCGATTGAAGCATTTTGGAATTTTGGCATACTAATAAGATCGTCGATCTTATCTCCAGCCTTTTCAAGTCCCTTGAATACAGATGTACTTGCATACTCTCCAAGTTTTTCAAGTGATGTTCCAGCTTCTTTTAGTTTTGCATCGGATTTATCGAGATAATCTGCAAATTCTCCTAAACCTTTCGTTGCTCCCTTCTGGAGACCTTTTCCCCATTTAGAAACAATGTTTATGTCGAACGTATCTTTAATATTTGACATTAATCCAGAAACCGTCGAATTAGATGTTTTGTCCATCATTCCATCAAATTCTTTCAGCCCATTAAGGATTGTCTTAACTGCTTTGTCTCCACTGATTTCGCCCTTTTGAGACATTTCTCTGATCTGGGCTATGGATTTACCCTCTGCATCAGCAAGATACTTCCATGCGTTTATGCCGACATCTGTCAGCTGATTCATGTCCTCTGCGTTCAGCCTTCCGTTTGTTTTCATCTGACCTAAAGCTCTGGATACTCGAGAGATACCCTCTTCTCCAGCTCCAAGTGCTGCGGATGCATTACCGATCTTTGTTAGATCCGGAATAATGTCTTTATCAGAAAAACCATAAGCCAACATCCTTTGAGCATTTGATACTACGGCCGATGTGTCAAACGGAGTAACAGATGCAAATTTCTTCGCACTATCCATAAACTTCGTAGCTTTCTTTTTAGATTTCAGCATTGTTTCAAAGCCAATTTGATCTGTCTGAAATTCGTCTGCTAATGATACTGGATCAGCTATCAATTTCTTTGTAGCAATTCCAGTTATAACTCCACCAGCCAAAGTTTTTAGTGAAAATATAGAATTCTTGATCTTAGATATAACACTTGGGATTTTTTTGATCTGACTTGTTACCTTGTCATCGATTTTTAGGACTGCTGAAAAAGTCTTTCTACCAAAACTCATACCAGCACTCATAGCTTTTTTGATCCCTGCTGTTGCAGTGTCTTTTAATCCAAGTTTTGGAGTCCAGGTCTTTTTACCGAGCCCGTCTCCCTTTTTACCAAACTTGTCGAGGACTGGACTTGCTTTATCTTCAAGTCCTAATTTTGGCTTTGCACGCTTCTTTCCAAGCTTGTCCATCTCTCGTGATGCTTTCTCTGCATTCTTCCCTGTTTGCTGTAGGCCAGAAGATGCATGGTCGGAATATTCCGATACAACATCGATCACAATTTCTTTGTTTGCCATTTATGCATCTCCTCCTTCCATAGCTTTTAAAATTGCTGCAAAAATAAAAGCCCTCTCTCCTTCAGGAAGATCAAGGGCTTGTGATGGTAACATTCCAGTCCGTAAATAATTTTCTGCAAGCATAGAAGCTAACGGACTGGATTCAATTAGTTTTTTGCGTAGTCAACTACACTAACACCGCCTCCAGATAAGTTATCAATAGCATCGCTGACAGCTTCAAGCTCTCCAGCTGTTAACACCTCTTTGATAATTTCGTTCTGTGTCATAACCATATGACCAGCTTTCTTTAATCCTTCTTTCAGCGCTGAATTATCCCAGAATTTCTTTCCGTCAGTCGCTACTGTTGCAGTGTAAATCTTCCATGCCATGTAATCAGCTGTACTTACTTCTTTCTCAACGAGAGGAAGTGAAGCTCCGCCTGGGTTTGCCATATAAGTTGTAGCTTTCTTTCTACACTGTGCAATTTCATCGAAAGATAATGGTCGGACATTAAATTTAAACAATGTCTGTCCATTTCTTGTAATATTCAATGGCTGCTGTACTTCTGTTTTATACTCTGCGGCTTTTAAAAGACCCGTGATCAGATCCATTTCATTATCTTCGGTTACCGTAACATTTGTTTCTTTCTTTTCTGCCATTTTATTTTCCTTTCTTTATGCTGCTAATGATTTAATGCAGTCTGGTACGCTGTTAACAATGAACTGCATCTGTCTCTTAATAACCTCTCCAGGTTTAACATCCAGAATATTTGTATCTCCGTCAAGAATACATTCATCCAGTAAGAATTTGCTTTCCCCACCTTCCAGTGGTTCTGTTGCACCACCTTGGAGAGAAAAAATAGGAAATTTCCCACTTTTGATTGCATCCAAGATTGGAACAATTGTAAGATCGTCTCTTACTACAGCTTCCGTGAATGATGCTGTAAATTTAACACTGTCCGGAACTCCATACGTCTGGACATCTCCAGCCGGATGAAAATCTACATTAGAAACATTCATCCCGATAGAAAACTCTTCCACGGATGCAAACCAGATGGAAACTCCATCAAGTGTGATAAAAAGCTTTCCGTCTTTTCCTGTCATCAGTTTTCTAGTATCAAAACCTTTTCCACTCATTTATATAACACCTCCTACTGTGCGATATACTGGAACTGATATGTTAAGTAGATCTTTTCCATGCTGTCAACGTCATCAATGCGGATAATAAAGTATGCATAATCCGCTGCATGTGGATTTTCTGTATCCTCATAAAATTCGTAGGTATCTAAGATCTTTCCTTCTCTGTTCATTTCAGCCAGTACTTTTTTAGCTTCCTGAATTACATTATCAACGCCTGCTGCATTGTTGCTGATCTTACCGATCAATGGTTCTAATGTACGATTGATACGGTCAAAAGCTTCATAACGGACAGCTGTACGTTTGATCTTCTTCCATCCTTCGTCATCGTCCTCATCCAGAACTGTATATGTGTTCACTCCTGAATCAAACCAGACCTGTCCTTCCTGTCCTTCTGACAAAAGAAGCAATCCAGATTTGATCGCATCGACATATTGTTCATTCGTCAGCTGTTCAATGCATGACTCCGCATCTGGAATCTCTGTATGTACAATTGATGTACTTGAATCTTTGCATCCAATCACACCTGCCTGAACTGCTGCCGCAAGGTATCCTTCCACCCTATCTCCGGCAGTATTATAATATCCGCTACCGCAGTAAATAAAATATGGTGCATTATAGGATTTTGCATTCGTTTTTCTTGTAGCAAGTGACTTTCCTGCCGCTTCTCCAAGTACGCAAACACCCAATGCACCGTTTGAATGGATTCTTTCCATGTATGTCTTCGCTAATGCTTTAACATCTTCTTCGACTGTATCAAGCACCAGTACATTCCAAGCATAAGTTTCGAATGCATTAAACGCATTGCTGTAATCTTCTGTTGTGACTGCCGGTGCTGATCCACCAGCCAAAGCCTGCTGTGCAACCGTCTGCATGATCCCGGATGCTCCAGAAACAAGTTCTGCGGATAAATACTTGCTGTCTTTCATTGCTTCCACCAGATTTGCAGCCTCATTTACATCCGCACCAGCGATAAAGCTTACTTTCTCAACAAGTGTTGCCCCATTGTAAACTGAACACTCTTTTGTCGTTTCATCTCCTAATTTCTGTTTTACAGTTACGGAGAATTTCAAAGCGGTTGGATATTTTGTCTTTAATGTAACTGCATTTGTGTCTGTGGTTGTCTGTAAGGACAGGCTTCCTTCTTTACCACCAGTTCCAAGACGGTAAAGATATACCGTGTTAGCACCTGCATCAAACAGTTTTACCGCTGCATCGATCGTTCCACTCTCCATATAAAGTGAAAGAAGATCGGTCTTTGATGTGATCTTCTGAATCTCTCCAACTGGACCAAAATCTGCATGAACCGGAATACAGAAAACTCCGTTCATTGCGGATGCTACACCATTATTTGTGATCTGCTCATGTCTGCGATAAACTCCAGCTCTTTCCTTTTTCTCGCCTTTTAAAAATAATCCGGACAAGTTCTTATACCTCCTTCTTCTTAAATGTATCTACAAGTTTCTTTGCTGTGCTCTGCGTTGCTTCTTTAACACCTGCCCTTGCAAATGCTGTTCGGATAATATCTTGTGATACTCCTAACACCTGTGGATTTTCTACATATTCATCCACAGTATAAGTAACTTCTGGCACTGTTTTTGTTTCGTCTTTCTTTTCTGCCATTGTTTCCTCCTAACTTATCGTAATTGTCTTTAATTCATCGACTGTTTCAACATCTCGTAGCTTTCCGTACTGACCTCTTACCGTTACCTGTCCATCTTTTAATGGATCAAGTTTCGTGCTGTATGCCAGCTGATTTACAAAAAACGGCGATCCATCATTCATAACGAACCGCTCTCTTTCCTGTAAATCTTGCAGCAAGTTCATAACAAACTGATCAGCATTTACATCCGATCCGGAGATCACATGTACCTTGATGTTGTTTGTAAACCATGTACAAGCATATGTCGATGGGAACGTTCCTGGCTGCATAGAATCCAGTCTAGTATAAACAACCACTTCTTCATCATCCGGCTTCCAGATTTCGTCAAGTTCCGTGTTATTGATCACTGTCACGTTCCAGTTCTCATCAATGTGCTTTGCCAAAGAACCGACTGCATCCAGCGGAAGGTATGAATGTTTTGGAAAAGCATATGCATCGAATGTCAGCACTGATCCACATACTTCTACATCCATTTGCCCTTCGATTGCTTCCTGAAATGATTCTGACTTTCTCCATACAAGAGAAATCGTTGTATCTTCATCGGTCAAGAAAACTCCTTCAAACGCTTTTTTCAGGATCTTCTTCGCTTCAAGCAAGTTCTTATATCCTTGATTATTAAACAGATACGCTATTGCAATCTCCATCGTTCCAGAAACCTTACGCTCTGAATCATCTTTCAGATTCAGCCCATAGATGATACGCCCATACTGCGAACCATCCCACCTTGAATCAGAATCATCAGGTGCCTGATCCAAAAATATTGCTGGTCCATTTTTGAACGCAGCCAATCCGTTAATATTCAGTCGTTTTAAGTACTTGAAAATTATTTCTTTCATAGAGTTACCTCAAAATCTGAACCGAAGATCTTTACAATCTCCGGCTCTGCTTTCTTCTTAATTGGATCAATAAATGGTCGTTTTGCCATCTTTTTTGTGCCACCTTCCAGCCATTCAGCGTGTTTTGAATTACTTTTTATCCGGCTTGTAACTTGATCTCCTTCAATCAGAGTTTGATCATCCCAGTCCTGACGTAACTTTCCAGACTGTGGTGCTGGTGTTTCTCCCGGTGCGGATGATCTATTCGGAAGCCGTTTGTATTTCTTTCCAGAACCGCCTTTCGACAATACTTCGATCTCAATATTTCTAAGGGTGTTTGTTGCCATTGCACCCTTTCGCATCATCTCTCTTTTGATACTTTCATCAAGATTCTTTGCACATGCTTGAAATTCAGCTTCTACGCCCATCTGTATCACTTCTTTCTAATACATAATAGATGGAAAACTGCCCTGTTCCAGCTGGATCTTTTGTACCCTTCACGATAAACTTACGATCATGGCACGGATCATCGCCAAGCAGTAACACATCGTTCTTACTTAGCTTAACCACTGGATGGTAAGACACAATCGTATGACTGATCGGAGTCTGGTTTTGTTTCCAGATTTCCATTGTCTTCATATCCGCTTCGGCTAGTATACCGTCTATGATCGCATCAGGGGCTTCTTTTTCATCGCCCTTTACAACCATGCCATCGTCCATGACTTCTGTATCCTGCCAGTAAACACGGAAAGACTGCATATATTGATATGGTCTACCGATTGATGTCATTTTCAAAAGCGTCCACCTCCAGGATGATTCATCATTCCAACGTAAAAATACTCTCGTTTTTCATTCTCATACGGCTTGATTCCAACACTGGAAGATGCAATTTCTTTTTTCAGATCATCATAAAGCTGTTTCCAGAAATTCATTCGATTACCAAAATTAAAAGAGACAGGACCAACACTGTTGTCTACGTCCTGTCCGTATTTGAGCATCATATGTTCTAGCAATTTCAGTTTTGCCATCTTAAAATTGTCTGGATACTGCTCTAATACAGCTGTGATCTCTTCATCGGAAAGTGCAGCTGACATTTCATCCTTTGATACATCAGTATCCGCCAATTCGAACCGCATCTTCATAACATCATTTGTATTGATCTCATCTGGAAAATAGTTATACGTCATTCTCCTCGCCACCTTCCGGCTGTTCTGCTGGTTCTTCGGTTTCTTCTACTGCTTCTGATTCCTGATTAATATCAGTATCAACGGAAAGATCAGCAAGTCTTGTTTCAACTGCTGCCTTAATTCCTTTTCTGGAATCAATCTCATGTAACAGCTGTAAGACCGGTGTATCTTCCTCTGTCATGGTCGCAATCTCAATTTTTGCCTCTTCAATTGTTTTCTGAATTGTGGCAAAGAACTGTAATAACTGCTGTGCGTTCACTGCAAGCTCGTGCTTTGATTGTAATAAAGGAATTGATAAAGTGTTAGGGTTAACATTCAAATCCTCTGCATACGCTCCATTTACGCTCGCTACTTCTGCAATGTGTCCAGACTTCTTTAAAAAGAGAGAGCGTCGTTCATCTACGACACCCTCTGGAATAATCTCTCCGATCTTATACTGCTTTCCGCCAAAATTAACTGGCTTAAGTGCAACATAATTCATATAAATCACCTCCTACTCAGATACGCAACCACTTAAGAACGTTGCAAGGTCATCGGAAGTCTTTTTCATGTCTGTTGCCATAAGTCCTTCGATGAACTCTGAATGTGATCCTCCTGGTCCATCATACTGTGATGTAGCCATCCATTGACCGTTTCCTAGCATATCCCATGTATAAATATATCCGGCAGATGGTTCTTCAAGATCTACTTCTTTCGGTGCATAAGTTAATAATGCACTGTTATCGTCGAAGACAAATTTCATATCGGCTTTCTGACCGATTTCTGCTGCATTATAAGTTGCATACAGAACTTTTACTTCTTCCAGACCAAGTACCGCTGCAATTACCTGTTCGTTAACAAGTGCTGGATTCGGTGTTGACCCTGAACCTGTAACTCTTTCTAAGAACTGCGGATGATTTTTGATTGCCTTATACGATCTGTATCCTAAGCATAATTTGTTAGGCATTCTACGTCCGTTTAAAAGGATTTCTTTCTTCATCTCATCAAACTGACCTACGATGTCCGCGTTTGCATCATCAAAATGCACAAACTGTTTAGATGTTGAAGCTGTTGCTTCTCCTGTCTTAACATTTGCCCAGGCATCAGCATTGAAAAACTTGTTTGCAAAGACCATATCAAGGTGCAGATTCATCTGTTCTGAAACCTGTTTTACCTTTGCACGTCTCGGATCAATCGTTGCTGGTGCTCCAGTTCTCTGGTAATCCAGAGCTGTGATGTTATCTACTCCGACGATGATCTGATCTACCTCGCATTTGTAAGTATCATCTGAATGAGAGAATACAGCCGGCTGTACTGCTCCGAACTTAGGCTTTCTCTTTACCTGGTCTTTCGCGATCTCTTCTTTGTTGAAGATATAGTAGCTTCCAGTGCTTGCATGTACTGGAAGAATTGGAAAGATGCTTGGAGCAACATTCATTCCAGGTGCCTGAAAATAGCTCATTGCCATATTGGTTAAGTAATAGTTTGGTCTCCAGCCTTTCGCAATATCAACTGCGATTGCTGCTGCGTTGTTATGTCCTGTGTTCATTTATTTCATTCCTCCTTTATTTACGCTTCATATCCAGCATGGATGATCGCAACGTTTACGATGTCTCCTTTTGCTGTCGCTGGTGTCAGTGCCATAGCTAAGATGTACTGCCCTGTTGTTGCCTTCTGGCATAATCCCTCTGCATCAACAGCAAGGAAATCTCCAGCCTCAATCTTTGCACCAGCTGCCCACATGCCCTGATTTCTGATCTGAACAGTAATATCATCGCCTTTGGCTACTGTTTCATCTCCAAGAAGCACAATTCCTGTTGCTTCCTTTCCGGCTTCAGGAATTTTTGCTCCATCTTTTGTTAATAAAACCGCTACGGCTGTTTTGAGTTCTGCTCCAGCTGTAACATTGATCACTGGACTTCCACCAGTTGGATTGTATTCATATGTTCTGTTTGCCATCTTCTCTGTACCTCCTTTCTTATTTATCGAACATTGCTCTTAATTCAGGATCATTCTGCATAACGATATCCTGTGCCTGTGCATCAGTAAGGTTTGGCATAGACTTTTTGATCTCTGCTACCTTTGCGTTCATCTTTGCAACACCTTCTGTATCGTCATTTCCTGTGTGAGCTCCACCAGATTTACCGATTTCCTCAAACAGACCTGATTTCTGAATTACCGCAAGGTTGTTATCCATGGATGCAATGAAGTTGTTATACGCTTCATCGGATGTTGCTTTCATGGATTTCAGAACTGGCACTAATTCCTCTGCTTTTGTTCCTAAGAGTTCATACTTCTTAGCAACTTCTTCTAAGGACTTCTGTTCTGCTTCCTCTGCTCTCTTCTGGATTGGTTCCATGATCTTCTTCATCATAGAAGTGAAGTCCTTTGTAACACCTTCCATTGCTTTATTCACTGCTTCCTGAACCTGTCCATCAATATCAGCTCTTTTTGCAGTATCCTCTTTTTTTGCATTTGCATCATCCTGTAATGCTTTTAATGCTTCTTTCTTTTCTTCCTCTGTCATATTTGAAATATCAAATGCCATTTCATTCTCCTTTTCTTCTTTTTCTTTGTTAATAGTTTCAGGATCGCAAGATTTCTCAATTACCTCTTGCATTTTTGCGATCTCAAAATCATCCGCAACAACAGTATCTTCTTTGTCTGTTGCTGCACGTTCTAATTTGATCCAAGACTTGGATGCATCATCCGAAAATGCCTTAAACTGATCAATGCTCTGTGCGATTGCTGCCTGTTTATCCTCACACTCTTTATCGAGTAGAATTGATACAATCGACTGCTCCAGAGAGTTGCAGGCATTCCAGATCTGATCCCTCACGTCGTAGATCTTCTTTTCATTCATTACATCATCAAATGATGTTGCTTCATCTTCCATGGACTTTCTGACATCTTCTGAATTTACTCCTAAGCTGTCACAAAACGCATTAAAGAATCGCTTGAAAAAGTTTCCCTTCGGTTCTTCTGCACCTCCTCTCTTTTTAATCAGGATATTTGCTTTCTGATCTGCTCCGATGTCTACTGCATCGATCTTTTTTACTTCCAGATCTTCCAGCTTTGTCTTTCCTTTTGTTTTCATGTTTCCTCCTTTCTAACGACACTTTTTCGAGTTTCAACACGATTATTCGAGTTTCAAAAACGCAAAGTGCAGTTTCAAAAACGCAAAGTGCAGTTTCAAACACAAAAAATAGACCAATTTGCATTTTTTGCAAAATGGTCCTTAGTTGGTCTATTAATTGAACTATTTAGCTATTTTTTGAACTAAATTTTAGATTTAGCTTAATTTTTAACTAATTTAAGACTAAATTTCAGTTTTTCCTTTCAGATTTTACTTCTTCAATGATCTTCTGAATCTTTCTTTTATAGTTCTTGTTCCCTGTCAGTCTTATGTGACTTTCCAAGGTTCTTAGATTTCTGGATGTTGGAACTCTTCTACGTTCCACGTTCTTCTTGATTGCGATCGCAACTCTTTTATTCCTACAGTGCGTATGATGCAATTCAAAGCAATCAGGATTGTACACGATCCATTCATCCTGTCGGTGTGATTTCTTAATCTTAAGAATGCGATCATCTCCTAGTTAATTCCTTGCCACGCCTGTTGCAGCAAAAATCCTAACAGTTCCCAGATCTTGTTTTTGATACTTCCCATGCAAATATCTTTGCCGATCTTTTCATCGTAATTCTTTGGATCAACACACGAAGATGATTCCACGATATCAAAACCATTTCGAAGCACACAACGAACAACTGTTGTTGTCTCTCCCATCGTGATTGTCTCCGTAGATGCAATAAAATCATCGACCATTTCTGGTCCGATACTTACTCCAGATGGAAGATTTTTATTATCATTCACTTTCATATATGCTTTCTCAAAAACATCTTTCGGAGACCATGATTCGTACCCATCTGGGTATACAACCTTGTATCCTGTGATTTCCTTTGTGACCGGATTTCTTTCTGGTTCTGCCTGAATCAATTTTGCACCAATATATTTGTCCATCATTCTTCCTCCTCGACTTCAATACGTTTCGCTTTGCCCTCAATACTGAACATCGTATAAGTTCCGTCTTTGATCTTTGCCCATACTTCATCGTCTGTGATATGGAATCCAACCCACCAGCCCTCTGGCAACGTACCTTCCTCTATACCAAGAGTTTTCATCTTTTCCTTAGTGAATATAATACTCTCGATTAAAACGCCTGCACCGCCTCGCTCGTGCATCTCTCCTGCTTCACGATAGAACTCTACATAGGTATATGCTGTCTGTTCTAGTTCTTCCGGATCAATTAAATCGTTCTGGCGGTCAACCAGCTGATTTCCATTCTCATCGACTGCAATCTTAGCCCATCCAAAGACGTACTGCTTTTCTTCGTCCTTCTTAGTAATATCTACTCGATTCAAGGACTTTCGTATACTGTCCTGTGTCTGTGCTGGGGATCGTATATAATCGTTAAAATATCTCATGCTTCCTCCTTCTTATACAGCCGATCAAAGTCTTTCTTGCGAACTACATTCAACCGACCGACTGAATCTTTTACAACGTAGTCTCCTATTCTTGCAACAAGTCTGCTGCCTTTATATTTCCGTGCATTAAAATAGATCGTACATCCAATAACGGAGATTGCTCCGTCACGCTGTGTACGATCTATCATAATTTCTTCGGTATTCATTTTCTTTGTGAACCAGTCAGGGGCGATCATCTCAATATCAGGTGTGATCTGCACTGCCTGAACTGTCTGCTCTATTGCTTTGTACTTCATCATTCTTCTTTCTTTGCATATCGTCCAGTTCCATTTGCATAATGGATTCCATCACAGATTTTCATAGTTACTTCTAACATCCCTAAAGGTTCAAACTGCCTACGAATATTTCTCGGAATTGTCTTATCCTTTAACCATTCATGCATGTCGTCCAGTAATTCAAACCATTCTTGTTCGTGTTCTGATACATCCATATCTTGTTTCATTAGCTGATCGAATCTTTCTTTTAATTCAAGATGTTTTTCCATTTTCTAAAGCCTCCATCCAGTGCGATACCTTCTGATAATCTTCAATATTTCCTGATAACATCATTTTATCATAGATCATATTATTCAGCCAGTCATACCTATCTGGTAACGGAACAGAAATAAGCTTCATTGCAAAATCATAATCATTTTTAAATAACCCAGCAACTTTATTTATATTTCTTAAAGCTTCTGTCATATGATCGTACTGTGATTCAAGAATTTGTATATTCTCTTTCTTGCTAATCTCCTGTGCTGCAAACTGTACCGAACCCTCTTCCATGTTCTCATACTGTTTATACATTTTACGATCATATTTTGTAACTGATCTAGCGTGTAACTGTTCATGTAACAAAATATGTGGGGCTGTTTCATGTCTGGTTATAATATCTCCGTTCCACTGGATTCCATAAATACCAGAATTATCATCGACTACGACCTTTCCACTCCAGGAGTTTTCAAGATCAAGATGTTTATCTGCGATCTCTGACATTTTACCAGCATAAGTTTCTATTTCTTCTGTAGTGTACTCTCTCAGTTCATCATCTTCTGCTTCATACGCTGCTGCCATAGATTTTGAATCGACATACATCACACAGCATTTACACCTCGGATGCAGTGGCGGAAGCAACTTTCTTGGAGTGAATTCTTCGTCCATTCCAACAACTTTGCCGTTCAGTTCTCTACATGTGCTGCATGTATTCTCACTGTCCGTTGCAGACCATTTTTTATCCTGTGGTGGCAATATGCCTTGATCGACAAGATTCTTTATATGCTGATATCTGCCATACTCATATGCAAACGCTCTTTCGGTCTGTGCGATCGTCTTTGCTCTTTCTCTGAGCTGACGTTCTGCATACTTCATCTGCTTGTTTCTTGCCATCTGTTCAATCTTTTCTGGCTTTGTTCTTGGGTGTTTCTTCTCCAACTCTGCCTTGATCGTCTCATAATACTTCATAGCTGCCTGAGTCTGTGGCTTTGTTAAACCAATACAGGGACGGATAAACCTTGCAAGCTCATCTGTTCCCATATGTTTTCTTATTCCGATATCGATCATTGACTGAATTGCATCTTTCTGTACCCTTGTACAATTCGTTACAAGCTCAGCTGTGTGATTTTCCAACCAATCAGATACCGCCCAATGATCTGCATCAAATTTATATCCAATGTCTATTCCTTTGTGCTGGTTTTGATTTTTAGCACCAGCTTTCATTGCTTTAACCATCTCTGGTACAATCTTATCATGAACCAGTTTTGAATAATCCTGTTGCCATTCTTCTACAGATTTCTTGGAGATCACACCAGCCTGAATAGCTTCTCTGATCTCTTTAAATGTAAAAACCGTCTGCTGATCCTTCCAATACCTGACCAGCAAGCGTGTTAATTCTGGACTGCTGCTATTAAGAAACCTCTCTAATGCTTCTTTCACATCATTTGGCTTCATCGATCCACGCTTCTTAACCTTTCGGAATAGGAACATATAATCAGCTCCTTCCTAATCGTTTCTTGGCTTCCTGTACCTTTCCATCATCTTCGGCAACGTCCTGATTGTTCTCTGGGTGTACATTATTTCCCTGTGATCCAAGATCGTTTGTCTGCTGATCTTCTCTGTCAGGATCAATGAATCTTTCATCGTTAGCTACCTTTGGTGGCAAATTAGCGGCTTCTCGAACATATGTTTCCAATTCGTCGTCTGGAATCAATACACCAGTGCCAACCATCGTCTGGATGTACTGTGCTAATTTGTTCATGTCGATCTTTTCAATATCTCCGTGAACCATCTTCGGGTAGTCTGTGATCCCCTTGAAATGTTCTCCGTTTAGATCAATCAATCTTGGGATCGCTTGGTTATTAAACGCTTCACAGATAATGTCAAGGTATGATCCAATAGCTATAGCAAATAACTCTGTCTTATCATCGGACAATGCAAATGATCCAGTGTGTTCATGCCCCAACAGAATAAAATCCGCAAGCGTTGTCATTGCTATGCGGCTATCATAACGATTTATAATCTCGTTCGTATCAATTTGTCTGCTTCCACCTGTGGAAACAAGCTCGAACTTAAATCCCGGTGGTAACACGATTCCAGCACTTTTGTCTTGTCGGACATTCTTTACCAAACTATAAGCCCAGGTTAACATTCTTGAGCCTTCGGGATCATCTGGATTATACAAGTCAACACCTTCTGGTGGCGTGACCATCGGTATACCAGCGAGATCTCTTTCAATCCCGATCCCTTCAAATTCCTGAATCCCTTTTTTAAAGTACCAGGAACGATAAGCATTTCTCAGGATACTCCTTCCTTCTGGATTTCCTTTTCTGGATCGGGTTCTGAAATGGATTGCCTTTTCCAGCGGAATCGTATAAAGTCCAAAATTTGGCGGCGGCATCTGCGTCATGCCAATTAGGTTGTCTTCATCGTCATACTCCCATTGATACAACGAATCCTGTGATCGGATAGGAAGCTTTCTCCATCCAATCAAACCATCGTCATATTTGCTGTTCGTCTTAGGGTTTCCTGTTCGCCCTGATCTCCTCTTATATACGATCTCATGATATGACCAACCATATGTAAGGAATGATAATATTTCCGATACTGTGTCAGTCCATGTGCTCTGCATATCATCCATGCAAGACTCAACGAACTCCGCTGCCTCTATATCCTTTTGATCGTCTCCCTGTGGCTCTACGGAAAACTGTGCCTGTCTAAGCAATGTATCCAACGCAAATATGATCGCTCCGATTACATCATCGTTAGACTCCATTTCCGTATATACCTTTACTCCTCGTTGTCCTCTCAACTCTGGGAGAAATTCTTCGTAAAAGCTACCGCCCCACCGATTTTGACCGATGCGACCTATTTCATCATACAATGCTATTTCACCTCCAGTAACTATCTTTTGTTCCAACATCACTTCCTGGAACACTGATTGGTTTAATTTTGTTTCTGTAGCAAGATAAAACAACAGCATCCGCCCGGTCCGGAGACTCTCCGATGCGTTCTTTCATTGCTTTTTTCGATTCTAGCCGTATCTTCCCTGATGAACTAAGATCATATTTTCTCGCACTTAATTGTGCGATAAGCTCTGTATCATTTGGTAATACTGCTTCTTTTTCTTCTAACATATCTCTTAATATGGACCATGCATAAGATGTGATATCATGATATTTTTCTGCTGCTTTCTTGTCTGGAACGGCAGCAGAAAAATTAACCGGAACGATAACCACACCAGATAGCTTTCCTTCCGATTTTAATTCATTCAAACGATCTGTTACCCCTCCACCAAGACCAGTATCATCTATGATCACATATATTGTTTTTTTATATTTAAACTTTTCCTTGATATTCCTACACTCTACAACAACATCTCCTACAGTTTTCATTAGATCTTGACCATGCCTAATCTTTTCTAGTGTGATCTTGTTATTCATATTTCTTGCGATCACTGTGTCATCGTCACCAAAGCGGGCCACATCGACTCCTAAAGTGCAAATATCAGCTGGTGGTATCTCTTCCAAGATGATCGATGCTTCCAACATTTCCAAGGGCATATAAACATCATCATCCTGTTTGGGAAACAATCCTTTTACTCTGACTCTGACAACATTACTTTCTTCTCCATATTTTCTGATCAGAGAATCAATGTTGTCTTTATTAGTTCTTTTAGATTCTGCGGAGTTTACAGTAATGCAATAATATAATTTACGATCCGATGTATGGCTGTCGTAAAATGTACCGCTTGCTTTTGTCGGGTTTCCACAAAGCAGCAATTTATTATTGGCTCCTGTCAGAGTACCTAAGATTGCTTCCATGATCGGATCTGCAACACCAGAAGCTTCATCAACGATGAATAGCATATTATCTTCATGGAATCCTTGCATATTTTCTGGAGTGGTTGCTGTTCTTGCTACTGCATACCAACGTTCTTTGCTACCAATCATAGATATTTTTGTTTTGGTCCACTGTAGTATCTCCTTCAATAACGGAGATTTACTTTGCCACTTTGAAACCTCTGCCCATAGAACATCGTTCAACTGGTGCAGTGTTGGGGCTGTTGCAACAACTCTTGCATTCTCAAAACAGCTTAAAAACCATAACAATGTTGCAGCTTCAAATCCTGTTTTTCCAACACCCTGTCCGGATTTTATCGTTACTTTTGGATTATCTCTTAAAGCAAATGCTGCTTCTTTTTGCCATTCATCTGGATAAAAAGAAAGAACTTCTTCAAAAAATTGAACTGGATTCTGCTGCCATAAAGGAATACTCTCTACAAGGAAATCATGTAATACTCTATCATCCATCTGATTCCCTCGCTTTTTTTACAGCATCCATCCAAGATTGAACTGCATCTTCTCCTGTATCAGTTTCACTGTGTCTGATTTGTTCTGTCTTAGCTCTGATCTGCTCAATCTTAGCTTTCTGTTCAACTGTAGCAATATCCATATGATCTGCAAGCCATTGTAAAGCTTTCATCTTATCAACCAGCTTAATACTCGCTCCGTCTTTTCCTTGCTTCACTTCCGTGATCAACGTTCCATCAACATCTTCAGATTGTTTAAATTTCACAGTATTGACTTCTTTTTCGAGGACTTCTTTTTCTCCAGTTTCTTTGTTTTCTACCATTACTGGACCAAAAGCACCCATAACTTGAATATTTTCTCGCCCAAACGATACATAATCTGTCACATCTGCAAACGCAATATCCATGTACTTTTGAAAGATATCTTCCTGCTTTAACAGTTCCCTGTTCATATGATTCTGCTTTAGCTGTTCAATCTCTTTTCTGATCACTGGATTCTTCATAAGCCTGCTTCCTAATACGGCAGCAGATGCATAAGTACATCCTGGATAAGCTTTCATGTAAGCTTTCGTATAATTAAACATCCTAGACTGATACAAACAAAAAAGCTGCTGCTGATCGGTAAGTTCATCGTTGATCACGACCTGACTTACATCCTCTGCAACGGCTTCTTTTTTGTGTGCACCCTTTTTATTTTGTGTGCACCCCTTTTGGATGCATTCTGTCTTTTTATCTCTCGACCATGCGTATCGTTTCTTCCATGACTTTACAGTGTTGATCGAGACTCCATACTTGGCAGCAATGTCTTTATATTTCATTCCCACTACATAGTCGGCTTCTGCAAGTATGTAGTTTTTTTCTTCACTCAAACATTACCACCTTCTTTCTTATTTCTTAAATGGACCACCAGGGACTCGAACCCTGGACTGTTCATCGGTTATAAGCCGACCGCTCTCCCTGCTGAGCTAGTGGTCCTTAAATTTATGTACGAAAAAAGCACCCGAAGGTGCTTGATTCTTTATATTATCTAGCTTTTGTTACTCCAAGTACGCTCATCAATGCTTCTCTTAATACTCCAGATACATTGATATGAGCTTCTTCTGCTTCTCGATTTAACCAATTGGGTAATGTCACATTTCTACGAACCATTTTATTATCGATCGCTCTTCTATACTCTGTAAGATCAACATCAACTAAAGATACAATTCCTTTTCCATCTTCTGCAAACGTTCCATTAGTCACGTCAACATCTGCTATTGGTGTAGGTTCTGGTATTGGTTTATTTTCATCCTGTAAATTGATACATGCTAAACCGATTGCATCTCTTGCCATTTCTATCGCATCTGCAATGGTTCCTTTTGCCTTACCCTCTTCATTTGCTTCTGTTAAAATTCCAAGATCCGGAACTTCAACTAAAATATTCGTATCTACATCTGTAAAGATAACTGGGTATGCTCCTTTCATTTCGTTCTCCTCCTATTATAATATATCTATTATGTGTCTGTCTCTTATACACATCTCCGAGCCCACGAGACACTCGCTAA